CGCACCGCTGCCGGCCAGTTCCAGGCCGACGATCCCGCCACCCCGGAAAGCAACGAGGCCTACTCGCAGGATCTGCCGCTCGACGTGGCCAGCCTGGCGGCCTTCATGGAGATTGAGCAGCCGGACCGCGAGCGCCTCGGCCTGGCCCTCGAGCTGGCCAAGCAGGCCGCGCAATCGGTCACCGGTCAACCTGTCGGCGACATCGTCCCGCATGGCATCCGCCACGGCGTCCACATGCTCGCCGCGCAGCTGCTCATCAAGGATCAGCTCGAGGCCACCCCCCAGGGCGTCGAGATCCCCGGCGTCGTCCGCTACCTCTGGAAGACTGCAGCCTGATGCTGGGCATCAACCGCTCCGATCAGCTCACCAGCGGCGTCGGCTCACCCGAGAGCACAGACCACTCCCGCCGGCTGAGCAACGTCGCCCGCTACGGCACCGTGCATGAGGCCGACTACACCGGCGCGACGGCGGGCTTCCCGGCGATCCGCGTGCAGCTGCAGGACGGCGAGATCCTCTCCGACTGGGTGCCATGGTTCACGCCGCGCGCCGGCAAGGATCGGGTCTGGGATCCGCCCGAGGTCGGCGAGGTCGTGATGCTGCTGGCCCCCTCTGGTGAGCTCGCCAACGGCGTCGCCATCCCCGGCCTGTTCTCCAACGGCAATGCAAACGGCGACCGCGCCGGCCTGCAGCGCCGCACCTTCGACGACGGCACCGTGGTCGAATACGACCGCGAGGGGCACAAGCTCTTCCTCGACGTCAAGGGCGACGTGAAGATCAAGGCCAGCGGCAAGATCGAGATCGAGGCCACCGGCGACCTCAAACTGGTCGGCGGCAGAATTGACCTGAACCCATAGGAGGCGGGCCATGGCCGGCATGAGCCGCACAACCGGCGATGCCCTCGGCGGCTTCGACCATTTGCGCCAGTCGATCCAGGACATCCTCACCACGCCGATCGGCACGCGCGTCCATCGCCGCGACTATGGCAGCCGCATCCCGCGCCTCGTCGACCGGCCGATCAACAACAGCCTGATCTCTGAGCTGGTGGCCGCCACAGCTGAGGCATTGGAGCGCTGGGAGCCGCGCCTGCGCCTGGAGCAGATCAAGATCGACAACGTCACGGCCGAGGGTCAGATCAGCCTTAGCCTTGTTGGGTACTACCTGCTCAATGGGCAGCGAATCGAGATCGAGGGGCTGGTGGTCTGATGGCGACGATCGACTTCAGCAGCATTCCCGATCCGACGATCATCGAAGCGCTCGACTTCGAGACGATCCTCGGCGAGATGATCGCCGACCTGCAGGCGCGCGACCCGTCCTACACCGAGATCCTCGAGTCAGATCCTGGGGTGAAGATCCTCGAGGTGGCCGCCGCCCGTGAGCTGATCCTGCGGCAGCGGGTGAACGATGCGCTGCGGGCCACCCTGCTGCGCTACGCAGCTGGTGCTGACCTCGACAACCTAGCGGCGTTCTATGCCGTGACGCGGCTGGAGGATGAGAACGACGAAGCGCTGCGCGCGCGCGTGATCGAGCGGATCATGGGCAGCAGCACCGCCGGTGGCGCCGCCTGGTATCGATTCGCCGCGCTGAGCGCCAGCCCGCTGGTGAAGGATGCCGCGGTGAGCAGCCCGGCCCCCGGCGAAGTGCTGGTGAACATCCTCTCCAGCCAGGGCAATGGCACGCCGAGCAGTGGACTGCTGAGCAGCGTAAACACGGCCCTGCAGAGCGACAGCGTGCGGGTGATCACCGACGCGCTGACCGTGGCGGGCGCCACCATCAACACCGTGCCGGTGACGGCCCAGGTCTACCTCTACCCTGAGACGCCGATCGAGGTGTTCAACGGCCTCCATGCTCGGCTGACGGCCGCCTTCGCTGCGGCCTCAGGCCTGGGCTGGGACGTCACCCGCTCCTGGCTGATCGCTCAGCTGCACCCGGCCGGCGTGCAGCGTGTCGTCTTGACGGCGCCTGCAGCTGATGTAGTCTGCGGCCCCAGTCAGGCCCCAGCCCTGGGCGCCATCACGCTCACGATGGCGGGGCGTGACCGATGAGCCGCTACGACCTACTGCCGCCCAACGCGACGCAGCTGGAGCGTGATCTTTCTCGGGCCACATCCGGCCTGCAGCGCATCGGCCCGCCGGTGCCAACCATCCGCACGGCGAAGCGCACCAACATCCCCGACTCGGTGGTGCCGTGGCTGATCTACGAATACGGCCTGGGTGAGATCCTCCCCTACCTGGGCGACGATCAACGGCGGGCACTGGCGGAGGGTGTGCTGTGGCAGCGGATTCGAGGCACCCCCGACTCGGTGCGGATCGCCCTCGGATGGATCGGCGTCACGGGCCTGATCGAAGAGTCCGAGGGCGGCACCGCTCGATGGGCTGAATACCAGTTGGGTCTGGCTGCTGCGACCAGCGGCGACGCTGTGATCGACCAGGTGATGGCGATTGCGCGGATCAGCAGCCCGGTGCGCAGCAGGCTGCAGCGCATCTACGCGGTCTATGACTTCCGCCGGTTCGTGCTGGACGACAGCCTGCTGAGCGGCGGCGGGATGCTGAGCGATCACAGCGGCGTGAGGCCGCGGCCGGACTGGCCGCAGATCAGCTACGGGCAAATCCACGCCAGCCTGGTGCTTGAGAACGCCACCGTCTCCAGCACGCACACCGATGTGATCGGCGTGCTGGCAGAGATGAGCGACCGCTTCATCCTTTCGCGCGGCAAGCTGGATGAAGAGTGGCACACCATCAACCACCCGGCGCTGCTCACTACACAGGAAGGCCTGAGCGCTGGCTACGAAGGGCAGACATGGGCGGCGATCAAATGGCAGCCGACAGCATGGGGCGATGTGAACGCTGTCGCCTCGAGCTCCGTCACAACCCAGACGGCGTAGCATGGGAACCGATTAAGGGGCGAGCATGGCGGCAGTCCTAACCACAAGCGGGCGCATCGCCATCGCCACGGCGATCAAGGCGCGCACCGCTCACATGGCCTGGGGCAGCGGCGATGCCGCATGGGGCAACACCCCGCCGGATCCAGCTGCCAACAGCAGCGCGTTGGTGGCCGAGATTGCACGCCGCAAAGCGAACCAGGTCGAATACTGCGCGCCTGCCACCAATGGCGCCATCAGCGTGCCTGAGGGCAAGTTCGACATCAGCGCCACCCCGACCAACAACCTCTACTTCCGGTTCTTCTTCGAGTTCGAGGATGCCGTCGGCTCCACCATCCGTGAGATGGCGATCTTCCTCGACACCGTGGCCGCTGCCGGCGTGCCGGCCGGGCAGTTCTATCTCCTGCCGGCGCAGGTGGCGCAGCCTGGCACCCTGCTGGTGATCGAGCGGCGGGCGCCGATCATCCGCCAGATCACAACCCGTCAGCTGTTCGAGTTCGTGGTGACCTTCTGATGCCTCTCACCGGCTACTACAACAGGTTCGATGCGGCCGATCGCTACGACGAGCTGCTGTTTCGTGCAGGCAAGGGCCTGCAGTCCGCTGAGCTGAACGAGATCCAGGGCGGTCTGATCGACCGACTGAAGCGCATCGCTGATGCGGTCTTCAAGGATGGCGCTGTGATCAGCGGCACCCCGCCGACGATCAACAGCACCACGATCAACTGCCCGCTGTCGCTGATCTACCTGCGCGGCGCCGTGCGTGAGGTGCCGGCCCGCTCCTTCACGATTCCGGCCACTGGCCTGGCGCGCGTCGGCGTCTACCTGCTCGACGCCGAGATCACCGAGGTGCAGGATCCAGACCTGCGGGATCCCGCCGTCGGCACCCGCAACTACACCGAGCCTGGCGCTGGCCGCCTGCGCGTCACCCCCACCTGGGGCCGCGAGGGCGACGGCAGCACCGGCGTGTTCTACCCCGTCTGGACTGTCATCGACGGGCAGGTAATCAGCCAGTCAGGCACCAACACCGGCGACGCCTTCACCGAAGCCCTGGCCCGCTACGACCGGGAGAGCAACGGCTCCTACATCGTCACGGGCCTGAGCGTCACACCGCTGGGCTTGGCTGCTGGCGTCAATGCCTTCTCGGTGAAGGACGGCACCGGCAATATCTTCGGCTACAAGATCGACAAGCTCGCCAGCACCCGGCTCATCTACGCCGAGGACCCCGACCTGGAGCTGGTGGACGCTGAGCCCGACACCTTCACCGGCGCCACCGGCGGCAGCGCCACCATCCAGCTCAACCGCTTCCCGGTCGAGAGCATCCTGGAGGTGGTGGCCACGCTGGAGAAGACGGTCACGCTTACAAGGGGCGGCACCAGCGGCGGCCAAGACAGCCTCCCTGATGTATCGGTGCTGAGCATCATCACCGTGCATCAACACCCCACTACCTATCAGTCGCCGCGGGACTACTTCCTGAATGGCGACAAGGTGGACTGGAGCCCCTCGGGTGGCGGCGCGCTTGAGCCTGCGCCTGGCTCCACCTACAGCGTCACCTATCGCTATCTGAGCAACGTCACCCCCTCGGCGGTGAACCTTCAGGACGGCACGTTCACGGTGACCGGCGCCGTCAACGGCACGCTGGTGCTCACCGATTACCGCTGGAAGCTGCCGCGTTACGACCGGATTTGCATCGACCGCGACGGCAACTTCTCGCGCGTGAATGGCATCAGTTCCCGGTTCACACCACTTCCCCCTGCGGTGCCCAGCAACCTGCTGGCGCTGGCGACGATCGAGCAGCGCTGGGGCCTCACCCCGCGAGTCATCAACGACGGCATCCGCGCCATCCCCTTCGATCAGCTGGAGCGCATGCGCTCGCTGGTAGTGGACCTGTTCGACCTGGTGGCGCTGGAGCGCCTGCGTAACGACATCAGCAGCCGCGAGCCGAGCAGCAAGCGCGGCGTCTTCGTGGATCCGTTCCTCGATGACGATCTGCGAGATCAGGGCCTTACGCAGACTGCAGCGATCGTGAACGGCACCCTCCAGCTGCCGATCGTTCCGACCGTCTACCAGGCCCCGGACAACAGCACCCAAGACTGGATGCTTCCCTACACCGAGGAGATCATCCTGCAGCAGACGCAGCGGACGGGCAGCAGCCCGATCAATCCCTACCAGGCGTTTGATCCGATCCCGGCGGCCATCACGCTCACCCCTGCGGTGG